TCACGCCTTCCTCCCCACCCCTTCCAGCTTCATGATCGCCGCAGTCGCGCGCCGCTTCTGGTCTGCCGACCGGGTGTATCGGGCGACCATCGCTTCGGTCTTGTGCCCCGTGATCGCCATGATGTCGCGGGTGTCGCAGCCGGCATCCGCGAGCTTTGTGGCAGCCGTGTGCCGCAGGCCGTGGAAGGTCAGGCCGGGCTGGACCTTGCCTTCAGCCACCAGCTGCCGAATCACCTTAAAGAACCGGGCACGGAAGCCAGATTCCGTGAACGGCTCGCCGCGTTGTCCGACGACGATGGTCATGGGCACCGGGCGGTTCTTCGCCGCCAGCTTCGCCGACAGAGCCGGCAGGCGGGCGCGTGCTTCGTCGAGGATCGTCTTCAGCTCCGAATGCACCGGCACCCAGATCGGGTCGTCGGTCTTCGCCTGTCGCGACTCGATCACGCCGCCACGGTAGGCTGACCACGTCAAGCGGATGGCGTCGCCCTCGCGCAGGCCGGCATGTGCACCCAGCGCCACAGCGACGCGCAGCTCCGGCGGCATCGCTGCCATAACCCTGGCGAACTCTTCGTCGGTCCACGGGCGGTTGACCACGCGTTCACCGCGCGGCTTTCGGATCTTCGGAACCTTCTCGCAGGGGTTCGCGTCCATGTAGCCGTAGGGGCGGCCCCAGTTGAACAGTGCCGACATGAAGCGCAGCAGGTGGTTCGCGAACCACCGCTTGCGCGTCTTGTACGCCTGATCGCGCAGCCGGGTCATGGTCGGGGTGTCAATCCGGTCCAACGGCATGTCGTGCAGCGGCTTCAACCAATCCATCGCTTCGTGATAGTCGGCCTTGGTTGAATCGGCTTTCTCGGCAAAGGTCGGGCTGCCCCGATAGGCGATCAGCAGCGCGCCTAGCGTCTTGCAGACCACCGGGGCAGCCGCGTCGCTGTTCTCGACGGCGATGCCTTCCAGCCGCCGGTATTCGGCTTCGAACTCAGCACTACCGGGTTCGCCCGGCAGGCGCATGCCGGTGCCCCGGTGATAGTAGTAGGCCCGCCCCTTGGCGGTGACCCGCTTCACGTTCCGCATTGGGAAATTCGCTCCGTCCAGGATTGAGGTGCTCCATCCTGCCGGTGGCCCGCCAAATCGTCCACCCAGCGGTCCAGATCGGTCCGGTCGTACATCCGCCGGGAGCCGATCCTGTGAAAGGTGATGCCCAGCCGGTCCAGCACGTTCGGCGACTGGCCGATGTAGGCCGCTGCCAACTCGCGCGACAGCAGGCGCGGCCAGCCGGGCAACTCGGAAGGGCGTGCTTTGGCGGCGGTCATGGCTTCACCGCCCGCACGCACGCATGAACCGCACGAAACCGCCACCACTGCCGGCGAGGATCGCGGTAAAGATCAGGGCGGGCAGAAGCTCAAAAGGCATGGTGATCGCCCCTCTTAGGAAGGAACTGACGGCCGATCAGGGCGATGGTGTCTTCGCGCGACGGGAGGGCGGCGAATAACTCCGCCTCCTCAGTGCACACGTCGCACAAGCGCGTGGTGCGGTTGATCAGAGTGTATTCGCCGCAGTCATGGCAATGGCCGATCACAGTCATGGTTCCTCACTTCCGGCGCGTGCGGCGGCCGGTCTTGGGGTCGTAGGTGCGGGGCCGCCACCGCCGGCCGGCGGTGCGGTCTTCGTCGAGGAAGGCAGAGACAAGTGCGGTGACCGCGGCAAAGCCGCCGGGCTGGCGAAGGACGCGCCACGTCATCACCGCTTCGTAGAGCTTCGCTCCGCGCAGCCGCGCCCGGTTGTTCCAGGCGACGCGGCAGGCGGGTCGGCAGAATTCCTGCGCCAGATCGGAGGCCGTGTAGATGGCTCCGCACTCGCGGCAGACCGATCCACAGGCCGGGCGCGCAGAGGCCACTCCTGGGGCATCTGACGGAACGCGTGTACACGCCGCGGATTTGCTGGGTTTCGGCATCACTGGACCCGCAGACGCAGGTTCAGGAAGTAGATGCAGCTTGCCTTCTGGCGCCGCAGGCCATGGCGGGCGAGCTGGCGCATCAGCCCGGCGCGGGTGATCGGTTCCAGGCCGCGCGGCTGGCACCAAGCGACATAGGCGGTCCACAGCGCCTCCGCCTTCAGGCGGGCACCAGAAGCCGGTTCCGTGCTGTCGGAGAGGAAGGACTCGACCCAGCCAGGGGTGTCCTTCCCTTTGCTGTGCGCGTCCAACGGCGGCAGGGGCGAAGACCGCCACAGTCGGCGGGCGGCGTCGCGGCCACCCAGCATGCGCGCCTCGCGGATGATGTCGATCCACAGGCGGTAAATCGCTTCAAAGTCGGGGTGGTGCGTCTGGGGCACGGCGGGCAAAGCTCCGCCGTCCACCGGAACCGTGGCGTCGGTCATTGTCGATGTCTCGGGGATGGTCCCAGCGACCCCCGGCACTTTCGCCGAAAACCGGGGGTCTCACGCTGGGGCACTCGTATGGCCGGATAGCGCCGACCGCGCACGCTGCCTGCTGCGGCGGCGGTCAGAGGGAGCGCGGCTGAACCGCACCCGCTCGGGTCGCCGGCCTGGTCAGGCGACGGAGCGACTGCCCAGTATTGACCGCGCGTAGCCGCGGGCGGCTTCGGCATGGGCGGCGATGTCGGCGGCGCTGAAGTCGGTCAGCAGGTCGGCTTCCGTCACCGCGTCGCCGGAGCCGCCCAGGTCGGCAATCTTGCGGCCCATGGCGCGGGCGGTGGCATGTAGGGCGGAAGGGCTGCGCATTATACGGCGGTGCTTCATGCTGAATGTCCTGATATCTATGAGTGGTCTCAGAGCCGATACGCATCGGGGCTAAGCCGAGCGACCAAGCAAGGTCTAATTCGGGTAAATATACCCTGTCAAGCGTGATTGGGGTATCTATACCCAATTTTTGCCAGCTCGTGTGTTCGAGATATAAGGCTTGAGCCTATCAGACCGCTACAGCACGCACAGATCGTGCGAGCCAACGGATTACATCGTTGGAGTAGACGGACAAGAGAAAGCAAATTAATGTGTACCTATCTCGTTAATAGCAACTCAGAATAGGTAAATGCAGCATGTTGAAGCCCGTGAGCGCAGAAAGAAGCCTGATTAAGGCCGCTGATGATCTGAAATCCCTTTTCCGCACCGCTCCAAGTGCATTCCGCTTTGGCCGCAGCGGGCGTTTTGGGGTACCAGATCGTGGAATCTGGATGGACTATTGGGCAGACAAGAATGGTGAAAAGCACTGGTTTGAGTTCGGTCTCCTACGCGGTAATGAGCCTACTAAACGTGTTGTTCAGATCAATATGCCATTTTCTGGGACTCGCGAAGGTTTTACGGGCCAGCTTGTTCAGGATGGCGCTAAACGCTGGTTACTGCACTGGGGGTACCTAAAAGCTAAACCTAAGGCGATCAAAACAGATATGTTCGATAGGGCATTTGACCTTGGGACAAAGAGAGAAAATGTCCAGCTTAGCAGCAAAGTTTCGAGAGAATACTACAAAGTTGCATGCTTAGATGATGAAAACTTTCTTGATGATATAGAAGACTATATTAAAGCTTGCGCCCGCGTAAGGCGTTATTGGGAAGACATTGAAGCGGGTGCAGAGGGAAAAACAAACCACAGTTTGTTTCAAGCCAAATTGCCGAAGAGATATGAAATTCCGGCGAGAGATCCTAGAACTGTCGATCCAGTTCACGATGTTGTTGTTAATGCTCTAGCGGAGGAGCTAACAATAATAGGCCTTTCCCCATCTGATGAACGCCAGATGCGGCGTGGGCCTGACCTCTTTTACGGAGACGAGGGAAAAGCGATTGGTTTGTTTGAAGTGAAAACGGAGGTAACGCCATATTCGATATACACTGCTATTGGACAATTATTTTTCTACAAAGCCCTACTTAGCAGTCCTGGCGTCCTCGTTGTTGTATTACCCGGCGACCCCACACCGTTAGACCGCGAGGTTCTGCATCAACTAGGAATCCGATTACTACGGTATTCCATCGACGATGGAACGGTGTGTTTTGTGGATAAAGTTGCAGAAATCGTCGGAGTGTCTAAAGCTTAAATTTAAATCTGGGTGTGGAGAATCCATTATCTGACTCTCCACGCCCCTTCAAAACCATCAACTCTACCGGTGAACACACTACATCCAACGCCAGCCACCAATGACACGTCCCTGGATATGAGCTTCCTCTAGCGTGCGTTCATAAGGTTCGTATCGGGGATTGTCCGAGGAAATGCGGACGCAAACGGGATCGCTGTGAGGGATAACCTGCAGCCGCTTCACCACAAGGCCAAGACCGTCCCAAACAACAAATAGCCCTGGTGGTGACGGTGTTCTGTCAGCGATGTCAACCATGATGCGCTGCCCTGGCATCAAGGTTGGCTCCATTGAGTCACCATAAACCGTAATGATCTTGAGTTCTTCAGATGGAGCAGACGTGTACCCGCGAATTACTTCCGTGGGCACACGCCATGTGTGCGTCGCAGTATTTTCCTCGGTTAGAGTTCCTGGGCCAGCTCCAGCCCGAACATCAAGTTCAGTAATGGGCATCCCGCCGTTTAAGATGTGGTCGCTCGACCCGCCAAATACATCCGCAGGAACATCTGGAGTATTAGCAATAGTGTCCTCGCCGATATCATCGCGAGATAAGTCATTAGTCGTGCAGCCCAGCGCTTTTGCAATCTTCTTTAACGTATCTGCGCGGGGGTTCTTAGACTTTCCGTAAATAATGTTCTTAGCGCCGCCTTCACTCAACTCGGCCCGGCGCTCTAACTCTGCGATACTCCAGCCAAAGATATCCATTCGGCGCCTAATTTCGCGGCCAATGGGTGTCTCGGAAGGTCTAACCTGATTCTTAGCCATTGGGGAAACTTACCCGAGCATCCTCGATACCCGAACGGATAAATTTACCCTTGCCAAAAGGGGTAAATTTATCCGAACATCCGGGACCATGCATACGCGACAGCACATATTGGTTCGTGTTCAGGCGTTTTTGCGTCTGCACGGACTCACCGCAGCCCGCTTCGGACTCGATGCCGTAGGCGACCACAAGTTTGTGAAGCGTCTCACCGAAGGTGCAGGCATCACCCTGACCGTGATTGAGCGCGCTGAAGCTTACATGGCCGCCGCTGCTCCAACCGACGCTATCGCCTCGCATCACCACGGCTCCCATTCGCGACGACGCTTCGTCTCGAAGCTGCTGCGAACACGGCGACTTGCGCCGCGTTGCGCCGCCCCTGTCCTGGGTGGAGAGCAGCTGTCGACAGAACCGCAGTATGAACGCGCGAACTAAAAATATCCTGTTCCATCGACACGCGAGTACCGGACAATGACCAAGCGCCGTGATCCGCTGTCCCTAGAGGACGCGGTGTTTCTCGTCCATGCCTCTCTGGGTGACGCCCAGGTCGAGGCCGTTACCAGCAAGAGCGCGCGCCTCGTTCGCATGTGGTCGGACCCCGACGACGACGCGCACCGCATTCCCCTGTTCCAGGCATTGCGCCTGGATCGTGCCATGATTGGCCGTGGCGAGGCCCCGCCGATCCTGACCGCCTATAAGGCGGAGCTGCGCCGTTCGGCCGATGGTGCCGCGGTGCCGGGCGACCCGATGGCGCGGCTTGCCGAAGCCATGGTGGAGCTGGGCGACGTGGCCGAAGCCGTCCGGCAGGCCCGCTGCCCCAAGAGTGACGGCGGCAGGCAGATCACGGCGGAAGAAGGCCGCGAGGTGCTGCGCGAGCTGGCCGTCTTGCGCGGGGTGCTCGACGCCCTGGAGAGGGACGTGACCGCCTCCATTCCGGCTGGCCCCCGTGCCGTAGAGGTGGCGTGATGACCGCGCTGCTGACCACCGGGGGCGTTGCCATGATGCTGTCCGGCAGGATGGAGCATCCGACCGACGTGCGGTTCCTTACGGCCTGGGGGGACGGCTCTGCCGCCTGCCTCTCTGGTCGTCCCCTGACCGATAATCCCTATCTGCCCGACACCGTCAGCGGCTGGGGCTGGGCGTCCGGTTGGGCTGACGCCGACAGCATGGTGTCGGCGCTCGCCGGCCATCTGGAAGCCTGCCGGCCGGATCATGCGGCGCAAGAGGTGCCTGCATGACCGCCCCGGCCGGCTCCCGTGATCTCGATCCCGGCATCGCCCTGTCGCTGGCTTGCGGCCGGGTGCTGATCGGCCGTCCCCAGGACGCCGACCGCGACGCCCTGGTTAGAGCAATCGCCGCGGTGCCGGACATCGACAGCGCCGCGCGCGGACTGGCCCAGGTCGCCGCCGCTTGGCTGGCCGGCGGTCTCGACAACCACGCTCTGGCCGTGGCGCTCGCCAACTTCAACGCCCCTTTCTGCGCCAACCGGCGCCTCGATCCGGCGCAACGCGCTGTCGATGACATGCCGCTGTTCGCGCCCGCAACCCACGCCGCGAGAGTGGCCCAAGCCCTGGAGGATTGACCCATGCCCGCCACGTTGAACGCGTTCCTCCGCAGTGCATGCGAGGGACGCGAAGCCTCCGTTCGTGTCCGCGATCTGTTCAACGCCTACTCCGTCTTCTGCAATAGCAAGCGTCTGCGCCCCCTGACGCGGGCCAATTTCGGCCGGAGCCTGTCCCGTCACGGCTATAAGCCCGAGCTGGATCAGCAGGGCCACACCTGGGTGTCGGGGATCGGTGTCCGGTCACTGCCGGGCCTGCCGAAGGTGCAGAGCCGCCTGGTGCTGACGCTGCCGGAGGGATTGACGGGGTCCGACATTAACGCTCTGTCCATCGTGGTGCGCGAGCTGGCCGCCGCTCAGAAAGCGGTAGACGACGGCGCGGCGGCCGATGACGAACTGTCGCCCGGCACGCTGGACTCGGCCGGTGGTGAATATCTGTCCCATGCCGGTTATCACCGCCGGGACGACTTCCCGCCGGGTCAGCCGTCCGACTCGTGGCCGCTGGAACCGGAGGATTGGCAGCCGACGAAGCCGATGGACGATGCCGTACGCGGGTGCGTGTTCGGTATCGCCGCAGTGTCCTACCGCCTGCGTGCGGGCGAGCGGGCGGAGGGTAACCGGCCATGACCGAAGTTGCCGGGCCGGAACTGTTCGAGGCGGCGGCGGCCTACGCAGCCCGCGGCTGGGCAGTGTTCCCGTGCGTGGCCGGGGACAAGCTGCCCTACAAGGAAAAGGACTTCTTCGAACATGGCGTCAATGACGCCAAGACCTCCCCCTATTGGGTGAAACAGTATTGGACCCGTTGGCCGCGGGCAAATGTCGGGCTGGCTGCTGGCGAACAGTCCGGCTTCTGGGTGATGGACGCCGACATCAAGGACGCGGTGGGCGACAAGCCGGCGGAGAACGGCTTCGAGACGTTGCAGATCCTGGAAGAGCTGTTCGGGGAGCCGCTGCCGCAGACGCTGGGGCAGAACACCCCCAGCGGCGGGCGGCACTGGCTGTTCCGCTGGCCGGGCCGCCCGGTGAAGAACAGCGCGCGGTCGCGCCTGGGGCCGGGTCTTGACACCCGGTCGACCGGCGGGTACATCCTCGCCGCCCCGTCGATCCATCCGAACGGCGGGCGATATGCCTGGATCGGCAGCCCAGACTCCACCCCCGTCGTGCCAGCCCCGGAATGGGTGATCCGGCTGCTGATGGGAGAGCCGGAAGACCTTGACTGGTTGCGCCTGCGCCTCGATGGGCGCGAGTTGCCGGCCTTCCTCGCCAAGCGCATCGGCCAGCCGGTGCCGAAGGCTGCCGCACGTGCCCCTTCGACCAAGACCGAACGCATCTCCGCCTATGCCCGCGCCGCGCTTGATGACGAGGTGAAGACCGTCCGCCAGACCGGGCCGGGCAACCAGAACAACGCGCTGAACGAAGCCGCCTTCAAGCTGGGCGGGCTGGTGGCGACGAACGCCCTACCGGAAGACTTGGTGCGCCAGCATTTGATGGCGGCAGCTCTGCAATGGAGCATCGACCCGCGCAAAGGCGGGTGGGACCCGGCGCATCTGGAAAAGATCATCGACGGCGGCATTGCGGCCGGACGGAACCACCCGCGCGACGTGCCAGAACGCCCGGAGCGGCAACAGCGGCGCTATCAGCCCCAGCGCCGGCACCGTGGCGGCGCCCCGTCTCCGGCTGCCCTGGGCGTGCAGATGGCCGCCGGCCGGGCGGTGTGGAATGCCCGCGCCGCATCGCTGACCGATACGCCCGCCACCACCTTCCTCGCTGCCAGCGGCGTGGACCCGGCGACCGCTGGCCCGTGGTTCGGCTTCGGAGAGGTGGAATACCTGCATGGCCCGGACGGGGCGGAGCCGGTGTGCATCGGCCGGTGGCCCGCTCTGCTGGCCGGCATGGCGCGGTGGCCTGACCGGGACGGCAAGCCGGAGGTGCGCGCCGTGCTGGCGACCCTTCTGTCGCCGGATGGCCGGATGGCGACCATCGCCGATCCCAGCACAGGGGAGGTGCTGCCGTCCCGCCGCCTGATCGGCGCTTGGCAGGGCGCGGCGGTGCGCCTGGGCAAGGTCTCGGGCGAGCGGCTGCACCTGACCACTGGGGCCGTGATCGGGCTTCAGACCCGCAACGCCTATCCGGGCGTGCCGGTGTGGATCGGCGGGCCGGTGTCGGCGCTGCTGCATCTGGCGCTGCCGGAGACGGTGCGGGACGTGATCGTGATCGGCGCGGACGCCGCGTCGGACGAGCTGCGCGGCCGGGTGGCGCGGGCGCTGGGCGGTGATGGCCGGGTGACGGTGCGCTTCCCTCCCCGCCGGGCGCGGAATGGGGGCGGCCATGGATGACGCCGCCGCGCGCCTGCTGGCCTTCCGCTACATGAGCACGACCGCACGCCGTGCGCCCGACGTCTACTGCTGGTGTCGCCGGCTGCTGGGGCACCGTGAGCGCCGTCGCGACTGCGCCGCCCTGTGGTCGGATGCCTTCGACCTGTTGGTCGTGCTGATCGCCGACTCCGAGACCTTCGCCGCCGGCATCGCCCGGCAGGTGGCTGCCGCTGAACAGCTTGCGGTGACATTCGACCAAGACCGAACGAGGGCCGCCGCGTGACCAAGTCAACCTCCCCTGGCCCCCTCCTGTTCGATCTTCCTGCGATTGGGGGCGATGCTCCCTCTCGGGCGGTATCGCTGTCGGGCAAGCCTGCATCGTGGCAGTGGGGCAACCTCGCCCCCGCGGCGTATCGCCTGATCATGGCCGACCCGCCGTGGCGCTTCTACAACCGCTCCGCTAAGGGCGAGGGCAAGAACCCGGTGGCGCATTACGCCTGCATGCCGGTGGACGCCATCAAGGCTCTGCCGGTGCAGCAGCTCGCCAACCCGCGGGGCTGCCTGCTGTGGATGTGGGGCACATGGGCGATGCTGCCCCAGGCCATCGCCGTGGGGGAGGTGTGGGGCTTCCGGTACGTCACCGGCTTCCCCTGGGTGAAGCGCACCCCCTCCGGCAAGCTGGCCTTCGGCCCCGGCTATGTCGTCCGGGTCTCGACCGAGCATGTCACCTTGTGGGCCATCGGTGAACCGCCTTATGGGCCGGGCTGCACGTCGGAACGCGGCATCCTGCTGGACGGTGGCGACGCTCTGGACGCGGTCACGCGCGAGCATTCCCGGAAGCCTGATGAGCAATACGCCATGGCGCGCCGGCTGATCCCCAGCGGTCCCGCGTGCGAGCTATTCGCCCGCCAATCCTGGCTGGGCTTCGACGTCTGGGGGAACCAGACGGACAAATTCACGGCGGACGCCGGGGAGGTGGGTTCATGACCCGCTGGCACCCCTCCGCGCCTCCCCCCGCCCCCCTCACAAATTGGGCGCCCGATGGGCGTGCCAGAGGCTTTCAGGTGCGTGATGCCCGATGACGGTTCCAAGATCGTGCCGGCGGACCTGCCCGACACGCTGGAAGACCTGCGACAGCAGATCGACGGCGCGGTCGTGGTCGATGCCGGCACGGGCGGCAGTGGCGTCGCCCAGCCGCCGGACGATGACGAGGGTGAACCGCCGCCTGACCGAGAGCTTGCAACTTACGATAAGTCTGACAAGGGCAATGGGGAGCGGCTGATTCAGCGGTTCGGCCGTGACCTTGTCTTCGTCGATCAGAACGGCTGGGCGGTCTGGGACGGGAAGCGCTTCGGCTACGAGCTGGGCGAGGCGGCAGCCACGAAGCTGTGCCACCGCATGGTGGAGAAGCTGCGGGACGAGGTGAAGGAGCTGCGCGACCTGGGGCCGCCGCCGGCACCTCCGACCGAGACCGAAGAGCTTGATCCGAATGTCCAGGGCAAGCTGCGGCTGGAACGCATCAAGGACTGGGAACGCGGCCTGAAGGCGTTCGAGCAATTCGCCGTGAAGAGCGGCGACACGCCGAAGGTGAAGGGCGCGCTGGAACAGGCCAAGCCCTACCTGTCGAAGCCGATGCGGGCGATGGACGCGCACCCCTGGTTGCTGACGGCTGAGAACGGCACGCTGGACCTGCGCCAGAAGCCGGAAAGCCGTGACCAGATGCACCTGGGCGGCTTCCGCAAGGCGAACCTGATCACCCGGCTTGCCGGTGCCGCCTTCAACCCACAGGCGAGTGCGCCGCAGTTCGACCGTTTCATCAAGCGCATTCTTCCAGATGAAGATGTGAGGAAATTCGTGCAAAAGCTGCTTGGATACTGCCTAACGGGCGACACATCTGAACAGATATTTGTCATCTTCTACGGCACCGGCAAGAACGGCAAGTCGAAGCTGGTTGACCTGATCCGGAAGGTTTTCGGGGACTATGCCGCCACCATCCCGGTGGGCGTCTTCCTCGACGGAAAGGACAAGAAGGCGGACGGGCCGAAGCCTTCCATCGCCAAGCTGCCGGGCGTGCGGTTGGTGCTGATGAACGAGCCGGACAAGGGTGAGGCCCTGTCGGAAGGTCTGGTCAAAGAGGTGACCGGCGGCGAACCGATGGAGACGCGCAAGCTCAACAAGGACCCGTTCGAGTTCCGGCCGGAGTTCACGCCGATCATGGTCACCAACCATCGGCCGATCATCCGGGGACAGGACGTGGGCATCTGGCGCCGCGTGATCCTGGTGCCGTTCGAAGTCTTCATCACCCCGGATGAGCGCGACCCGCACATCCTTGACAAGCTGGTCGCGGAGAAGGACGGGGTCTTGAACTGGCTGCTGGATGGGCTGTGGCTGTGGTTGGAAGAGGGCCTGGACCCGCCCGAGAAGATCATGGCAGCGGTCGAAGAGTACCGGCGCGATCAGGACCCGCTGGGCGACTTCCTCGAAGCGGAGACGGCGGCCCTGCGGGATCGGCGCGTCACGGCTACGGCGCTGTACGAAGCCTACACGAAGTGGTGCGAAAGAAATGCACAAGAACCTCTCAAACAAAACGGGTTCGGGCGAAAAATGAAGGATCGCGGCTTCCGCACAGTCAAGAGTTGCGGCGTGAACGAGTATGTGGGGCTGTGCCTGCTGGACGGGCTGCCCCAGAACGTCGATGCCCCGCCCCCCGAACTCTGACGGGACAGGGAGCAATCGACCCCAGAGGGAGCAATCGCGGGCATGGCTACCTTGGGGAAAGGCGCGGAAATGCTGGGTTTAGGGAGCATAGGGAGGATAGGGAGCGATTTTCGGGGGTCTCACATATGTGTGTGCGCGGGGGCGTGCGGGCGCGTATGGCAGACCTCCGATTATTGCTCCCTATCCTCCCTATCCTCCCTAAAACGAGATTTTCCAAGGGGTTCAGAGAGGGAGCATTCCCGCCGGGCGGGGAGCAACAGGGAGCATTCGGGCATGGATGGCGGAGCGGTGATACCGGGCAGGGGTGAAGGCGACAGTGACGGGCTGATCACCGGCCGGCTGCGCGACCTGCCGGAGCGGGGCGACCCGGCGGTGCCGGGGCTGGTGTGTGGGCGCGGTTGGGTGGCGCTGATGTATGCCCGTGGCCGGATGGACGTGGCGCAGCTCGCTGCTGCCGTCGACATCGGCCGTGGGTTGGCGACCGAGATCGGGACGGCGTCGGGGCTGCGGGCGATTGATCCGTCGCGGCTGGCGGTCGACGGCGGCAACCGCACCAGCCCGCCGCTGGCTCCGTCCGGCGGCACCGTATCGTGGGCGGTGTCGGCTCCGGCGCGACGGGTGGCGGAGTGGCGGGCGGCGGTGCGCGCATCCGGCAAGGCGGGGCTGCTGCGCGGCCGGCATGACGCGCTCTATCTCGACGTGGTCACGGTCAAGGTGCTGACCGGTGAAGCGTCACCGGCCGCGCTGGACAAGCTTCTGGGTGTGCGGGAAGACCGGACCCGCGACGCGGTGTTGAAGGTGCTGGCGGGCTACGCCGCAACATTTGGTCTCGCTGTGCCAAAAAATCCCTCTTGACGGACACGGGCGGTTTTCTGTTAGCTTCCCCACTAGATTGAGTTAGTGCGCCCGGCCGGGGTAACCCGAGCCGGGCGCACTGCGTTTCAACCCTCCCCGATATGCCCTGGAAGCCAAAAAAACCCTGCGCCCGTCCCGGCTGCGGTCGTCTGACCGATAGCCGCTTCTGCGATGCCCACGCTGCCGAAGACCGCCAACGCCACGACCGCGCCCGTCAAGAAGCGCAGCCGTGGCGCGGCTGGTACAAGGTCAAGTCGTGGCTGGACATCCGAGCGTGGCGGCTGTCGGTGGAGCCGCTGTGCCGCATGTGCGGGGAGCACGGCTTAACCGTCGCGGCGACTGTGGTCGACCACATCAAGCCGCACCACGGCGACCGCGCGCTGTTCTTCAGCCGCGACAACACCCAAAGCCTGTGCAAGCCCTGCCACGACGGGCCGAAACAGGCGGCGGAGCGGGCGGCGGCCCGCGCTGGGCAGCCGGCTCCCGGCCGGTGCCCCCGGCGGATGGGGGGAGTCTGATCCTTGGGACCTTTCGCCCCACGGACCGGTGCCTTAACCCCGCGCGCACGTTCGCGAAATTGGGAAATAACTTTTTTTTCTGAGCCAAGGCGGTGACGAGAGGAAGGAAGCCAAAGGCGGAGGCGTTGAATGCCCTCGCCGGCAACCCCGGACGGCGCAAGCGAGCGGCGGCCCCGGCGACGGAGGCCCCGCCTGCCGTCGCGTCGACGGAGCCGGCATCGGAGTTCGCGCCTCCCGCCTCCCTGACCAAGGGCGAGCGGGAGGTGTGGCTGGAAGAGCTGCCGCGCTTCCTGTCCACCGGCCTGGGGCGTCCGTCCGACCTGACCACCTTCCGCGCCTACTGCGAGGCCCGCGCTCTGTATCTGCGCTGCAAGAAGGTGGTCGACCGCAAGGGCATCACCTACACGACCGAGACGGGCTATGTGCGCACCCGGCCGGAGGTGGGCGTGATGAACGCCCAAGCCCGGCTGATGGCGAAGTACAGCGACCAGTTGACCCAGAACACCAAGGCCCGGATCAGCACCGCGGCGCAGCTCGGCGCCGCGCGCCAGTACCAGTTGCCGCTCCCCGATGCGCCGTCCCCCACGGCGCATTCGTCCGATGCCCCCAAGCCCCAGGCGAATCATGACGATCCAGTCGGCTGGCTCCAGTGATGCCGTGACCGTCACCCCGCCCACTGAGGCGGAGGTGATCGCGTTTGCGGAAGCCCACGCCGCCGCCGTGGTGGACCGGCTCTGGGAGCGCTATGCCAACGATCCCCGCTTCGTCTTCGACAAGGCTGCGGCGGACAAGGCATGCGATTTCTTCCCCACCTTCCTGCGGCATTCGAAGGGCCGGCTGGCCGGCAAGCCCTTCCACCTGAAGTACTGGCAGCGCCGCGTCGTCAGCATCATCTTCGGCTTCAAGTGGGCATCCACCGGCCGGCGGGTGGTGCGGCGGGCGTACCTGTTCATCGCCCGCAAGAACGGCAAGAGCACCTTCGCCGCCGGTCTGGCGCTGCTGCTGCTGCTGGCCGGCGAGCGGTCGGCCGAAATCTATTCCGCCGCCGCAGACCGCGAACAGGCCAGCATCGTCTTCCGCGAGGCGGCCAGCATGGTGCTGGCTTCGCCCCAGCTTTCGCGCGCCTGCGAGGTGTTCAAGCGGTCCGTCATCTGCGCCCGGCTGATGGCGAGCTACGGCGTTCTGTCGTCCGACGCGGAGACGAAGCACGGGCTGAACCCCTCCGGCATCATCTTCGACGAACTGCACACCCAGCCGAACCGGGATCTGCTGGACGTTCTGCACACCGCGGTGGGCGCCCGCGAAGAGCCGTTGGAGGCGCTGATGACCACGGCGGGTTCCCGCCGTCAGGGCATCTGCTGGGAGGTGCATGAACAGGCTGTGCGGGTGCGTGACGGCGTCGATGACGATCCGTCACTGCTGCCCATCCTGTTCATGGCGGACGAGGCGGACGACTGGACCGATCCGCGCACCTGGGCGAAGGCCAACCCGTCCGTGGGCGATGCCGTGTCGCTCGAATACCTGATGCAGGAATGCGCCCACGCCAAGCGGGTGCCGGGCTACGAGAACACCTTTAAGCGCCTGCATCTGAACATGTGGACGCAGCAGGACACCCGCTGGCTGCCGATGGCCGATTGGCGGCAATGCGTCGGCCCGGTCGGCTGGAAGGAACTGCCCCGCTTCCTGTTTGGCCGTCCGTGCTTCGGCGCGCTGGACCTGTCCAGCACCACCGACATCACCGCCTGGTTGAAGCTGTTCCCGCCGCAGGGCGACGACGATCCGTGGTTCGTCGTGCCCCGTTTCTTCGTGCCGGAACGCAACATCGACCTGCGGTCTCGCCGGGACCGGGTGCCGTATGACCTATGGGCGCGGGATAAGGCCATGACCGCCACCCCCGGCAACGTGGTGGACTATGGCGCGGTCGAAGCGGCGATCCGCGAGGATGCGGGCGCCTACAGCCTGATCGAAGCCCCCTATGACCGCTGGAACGCGACCCAGCTCGTCACCAACCTGACGGCGGACGGTCTGCCGATGGTGCCGTTCGGGCAGGGCTTCGCATCGATGTCGGCTCCGGCCAAGCGCTTCGAAGCCATGGTCGTGGGGCACGAGCTGGCGCACGGCGGCCACCCGGTGCTGGACTGGATGGCGGAGAACGTCGCCATCGACCGGGACGCCGCCGACAACATCAAGCCGAACAAGGCGACCAGCGGCGAGCGCATCGACGGCATTGTCGCCGCCGTCATGGCGCTTGGCCGCGCCATCGTCTTCCACGCCGATGGCGGCACAGAGATCGACTACCAGTCCGGTGGCATGTTCGGGTGATGGGAGCAGAAGCCGCATGAAGAAGACGAAGCGGAACGGCCCCCGCCGCCACCGGGCCGAAATCACCGAACCCACGGATCTGCAAACCGTGATCAGTCAGCTTCTGGGGGGCTACACGTCGGCGTCGGGCGCTGCCGTAACGGTGGATTCCGCCCAGCGCTTCGCCGCGGTGGCCGCCTGTGTGCGTGTGCTGACCAACAGCATCGCGCACCTTCCCCTGGTGCTGTTCCGGAAAACCTCTTCGGAGCGGCAGCCGGCCACCGACCTGCCGGTTTACCGCCTGCTGCACGACCGCCCGAACGAATGGCAGACCAGCTTCCAGTGGCGGAAGCTGAAGCAGCGCGATTTGCTGTACCGGGGCAATGCTTTCTCGTTGAAGGTCCGTGGCTTCCGGGGTGATGTCCAAGAGCTGCTACGCCTGCATCCGGATCGTGTCCAGCCCAAGCAAGACGAGCGCACCCTCGCCGTTTCCTACGTCTACACCCGTGCCGATGGACGGCGGGTGGAGTTGGCGCGTCAGGACGTCCTGCATCTCTGGTCGGACAGTGATGATGGCGTGACCGGCCTTAACCCAATTCGGCTCCATCGCGAGACCATCGGCGACGGTCTGGCAATGCGTGAGCACGGGTCGCGCTTCTTCTCAAACGGGGCAAAGCCCCTTGGCATCCTTCAGGCCGCCGGAAAGATCGGCAACAAGGCGGAGATGCGGCAGGACTTCGAATCCCTCTATGCCGGTGGGCAGAACGCGCACCGGGTGGCGATCTTGGATCAAGGGGTTGAGTACAAGCCTGTCAGCATTTCCATGGAAGACGCGCAGTATCTTGAAGGCCGGAAATTCAACCGTTCGGAAATCGCAGGCATCTTCGGCGTTCCGCCGCACAAGATCGCGGACCTTGACCGTTCCACGAACAACAACATCGAGCACCAAGCGCTTGAATTCGTCACCGACAGCTTGGCCCCCTGGCTGGTTTGCTGGGAGCAATGCATTGGACGTGACTTGCTCGACAACGACCCGTCTTTGTACGTGAAACACAACGTCGATGCCCTGTTGCGTGGCGACAGCAAGAGCCGGGCCGAAGCTCTGCAAATCCAGCGTCGCAACGGCGTCATCAATGCAAACGAGTGGCGGGCGCTGGAAGACCGCAACCCGCGAACGGACCTGGGCGGCGACGAATTCATCGTCGAGGGGAACATGGTCCGGCAAACCGGCGGCATGCCGGTCGAACCCGGAGGCACCCAGTCATGAATCACTTCGCCATCTTCAACCGCATCGACGCTCCCGAGGGTCTGACGCAAACGCGCAGGCCCTTTTTCAATCGTGCTGCCGGCCGTGACTTTGCGGTCAACGCATCTGGCGACCGAACCGAAATCACCCTCTACGACGAAATCGGCATGTGGGGGGTCAGTGCGTCCGATCTGCGCGCCCAGCTCGCCGGCATCAGGGGTGGCACGATCCACCTGAAGATCAATTCGCCCGGTGGTGACGTGTTCGACGGCATCGCCATGCACAACGATCTGAAGGCCCATCCGGCCCGTGTCGAAGTCGAGGTGGTCGGTCTTGCCGCTTCGGCGGCGAGCCTGATCGCGATGGCCGGCGACCATATCACGGTGCCATCCAACGCTTTCCTGATGATCCACAACGCCTGGACCGTGGTGGCCGGTGACCGCAGGGCCATGACCGAAGCGTCCGGGGTGCTGGAGCAGATCGATACCGCTCTGGCGAAAACCTATGCGGAGCGAACCGGTCAGGACGCTGCCGCCGTTCGCGCCATGATGGATGCGGAAACCTGGATGAGCGGCGATCAGGCCGTCGAGCTGGGCTTTGCCCAGGCCAAGGGTGGCGAGACCCCCGCCCAGGCGGCCTTCGATCTGACCGTCTTCGCCAACGTGCCGGCCGCGCTTCGGGCGCTTCAGGTTGGCCCGGCCAACACCAAACGGGATTTCGAGCGGGTGCTCACGCGTGACGCTGGGCTGTCCCGCTCCCAGGCTCGGGCGCTGCTGCGCTCCGGCCTTTCTGCCGTCGAAGCCATGCAGGACGCTGGTGAAGACGACGCTGAACTGACCGCCGCCCTCGCGCGGCTCCACGCGACCATCAAGAGGTAAGAACCCATGCAGACGCTTCTCGACATCAAGCGGGGCAGTTCGCTCGCCGTCTTCGCCGGCCCGGCTGCCCCGCACAACAACCCGACCAATCCGGTGGAACTGGTTGCCGCCATCGGGACGGCCTTCGAAGAGTTCAAGGCCGCGAACGATCAGCGCCTTGCGGAGATTGAGAAGGGCGGACAGGCCCTTCCCGAGACCCTCGCCAAGGTGGACAAGATCAACGCTGCCATCACCGAGCTTCAGGCGGCGCTGGACAAGCAGGCAAAGGACATCGGCCGTCTGACCGTCGGTGGCGGCAACGGCGATCCGCAAGGCAACGATCTGCGCAACGAAGCCCGCCTGTTCATCGCCGCCCGCACCGGCAAGCCGGTCGAGGCTGTGCCCGAAGGCGACGTGGAGCGCTACAACGCCTACACCGCTGCCTTCCTCGCCCATGTCCGCCGGGGCGGTGCCAATGGCGAGCTGCTGCCGGAAGGCATGCGCAATGAGCTGTCGTACGGTTCGGACCCGGACGGCGGTCTGTGGGTTCCGGCCAGCATGGACAGCAATGTCCGCACCCGGCTGTTCGAGACCTCCCCCGTTCGCAGCATCGCCGACAACATCACCATCACCACCGATGCCTATGAGTTCCCGTATGACAAGGACGAGGCATCCACCGGGGGCTGGGTCAGCGAGAAGGACAGCCGTTCGGAGACCGGCACGCCGCAGGTCGGTTCCCACCGCATCCCGGTGCATGAGCAGTATGCCGAGCCGCACATCACCCAGCGCCTGCTGGACGATGCGGCGGTGAACGTCGAGGCGTGGCTGTCGGGCAAGATCGCGGACAAGCTGATCCGGGTGGAGAACACCGCGTTCGTGCTGGGCGACGGCGTCGGCAAGCCCCGCGGCTTCCTCAGCTATGGTGCCAATGCGGTGACCACGAAGGACACCAGCCGGCCGTGGGGCAAGCTTCAGTACATCGCGACCGGGAAGGCGGGTGGCTTTGCCGACACCAATCCCGGTGACAAGATGATCGATCTCGTCCATGCGCTCCATCCGGCTTACCGGACGGGGGCTGTCTGGACGATGAACCGGGCGACTGTGGCGGAAGTGCGCAAGCTGAAGGACGGTGACGGCAACTATCTGTGGTCGATGGGAAACATCGCCGCCGGCCAGCCTCAGTCGCTGCTGGGGTATGGCATCGAAGAGTTGGAGGATATGCCAGACATCGCCGCCAACGCCTTCCCCATCGGCTTCGGCAATTTCAAGGTCGGCTACATCGTCGTGGACCGGCAGGGCATCCGGGTGCTGCGCGATCCCTACACCGACAAGCGGTTCGTGAAGTTCTACACGACCAAGCGCGTCGGCGGCGACGTTCAAAACTTCGATGCGATCAAGCTGCTGAAGTTCGCGGCAAGCTGATCCATCCCCATCACCGCTATCTCTGCAAAGCCGGCGCCCTTCGTGGCGCCGCTTCGCTTTCCGGCCTGAAGGAGGCCAACGCATGCGCGACCTGATGAACCATATCCACCCCCTGCGGGCCATCAGCCCGCAGGCTGCTGGGACGGACAACACCGCCTTCGTCTCCCAGATCATCGACGTGCAGGGCTTTGACAGCCTGACGTTCGTGATCCTCTCGGGAGCGCTGACGGACACGAACGCCACCTTCGCTGTGCTGGTCGAGCATGGCGATGACGCGGCCCTGTCGGATGCCATGGCGGTTCCCGACGATAACCTGCTGGGAACCGAAGTGCTCGCCGACATGACCTATGCCGACGACAGCGAGACCCGCAAGATCGGTTACCTGGGCAGCAAGCGGTATGTCCGCCTGACCGTCACCCCCTCCGGCAACGACAGCGGCAACGTCTATCTGGCGGCCATCGCCGTTCTGGGGCATCCGCAGCTCGTCCCGACGCCCAATCCGCCGGTCTGATCTGTGTGGGGGTGCTGTCCGGCACCCCCGTTTCTCTTGGAGCGCTCTCCATGACGATCATCACCCTGGATGAAGCCAAGGCACATCTGCGCGTCGACGGCGACGCCGACGACGCAGACATCACGCTGAAGTTGATGGCGGCCGAAGGTGCCGTAGCGGAGTCGCTGAACCGATCTGTGCCTTGGACGGACGAGGCCGGCGCGGAGGTGCCTGTTCCTGCCCCGGTCAAGGCCGCTGTCCTGCTGATCCTGGGCGACCTCTACGCCACCAGAGAGGCGGCGGTGACGGGAACCATTCGCACGGAAAACCAAACCGTTGAATGGCTGCTGTCCCCCTACCGCAAGTGGTCGTTCGCATGACTGGGGCCAAGACCGGTGCGGGCGCTCTCGACCAGCGCATCCGCATCGAGACCAAGAGCCGGGTCGCCGATGGCGGCGGCGGTGCCGTCGAAGCCTGGGTGCCGGTGGCGACTGTCTGGGCGCAGGTCTGGCCGGTGTCGGGGCAGGAACGCGCCGATGCGCAGCAGCTCCAAGCCGCCACCATGATGCGCTTCAAGCTGCGCCACCGCCGCGACCTGACCGACGGCATGCGGATCGTCTGGAACGGGCGGGCGCACAACGTCCGCTTCATCGCCGATGCCGGGCCGCGCTCCGGCTTCCTCACCATCGACGCCGAAGCAGGGGTCGCGATCTGATGGCTAGAAAATCCGCCGTGTCGGGCGGCCGGGCGCTCCGCGCCGCGTTGCGCAAGCTGCCGATCGACATCAAGGACGGCGTCACCCAGGCCATTGCCCAGGCTGGGGCCGCGATCTTCACCGATGCCCTGGCTGCCGCTCCCGGCCCGGAACATCCCTATGCCACGGGCGAGCTGAAGCGGAAGCTGCGGCTCATGATCAGCCGGAACGGCCTTCAAGCCCGCGTCGGGTCCTGGGGCAAGCGCCGCGCCCGGCACATCCATCTGGTGGAGTTCGGTGCGGCCCCGCACGACATCCGGATGCCGGACGGCGGGGTGATCCACCATCCCGGTGCGCCGGCCCAGCCCTTCCTGTTCCCGGCCTACCGCCGACACCGGGCGCACAGCGTCAAGCTGATCCGCGCCGCGGTGAACGAGGCGCTGTCGCGTGCCGCCGCCCGGCAAGGGGGCAAGCCGTGAGCGCCGCATCCTGGCCGCTCCAGAAGGCCCTGTTCACCGCGCTGACGGCGGCGCTGGGCGATGCCGTGCCGGTGCTGGACGACGTGCCGCAAGGGCAGGCCTTCCCCTATGTCGTGATCGGCGAAGACACCGTCACCGACTGGCCGATGCTGGGCGATGACGAAGCCGAAGAGATCGACACCGTCATCCACGTCTGGAGCCGCTACTCCGGCAAGCGTGAGGTGAAGGAGCTGATGGGCACCATCAAGGCAGCGCTGCACCAGCAGCCGCTCCCGGTCGACGGTCCGCAACTGGTGACCCTGCGCTTCGCCTTCGAAGCCGTCTTCTTGGAGCCGGACGGGCTGACCCGTCACGGCGTGATCCGCTTCCGCGCTCTGCTTCAGAGCGCCTGACCGTCTTCGGCATTGCCGGAGCTTCCGGGCCGCCCATGGGGCGGCTCTTTTTCTGAGGAGAACCCCCATGGGTGCGATTTCCACCGCAAAGATGAAGGTCTTCATCGAAGCCGGTACCGCCGCCGACACGCTGGCCGAGTTCGATGCGCTGACCTGGGTGCGCGTCGGCAACCTACTGGACGTCGGCGAGTTCGGCGCGCAGTTCCAGGAAGTGACTTACACCACCATCGACGACGGCATCGTTCGCCGCCTGAAGGGCGCGCTGGACAACGGCACCTTCTCCATCACCGTCGCCCGCAACCCGGAAGACGAAGGTCAGGGCGACGTGCTGGTCGGTCTCGACAGCTACGAGAACGTGAACATCAAGGTCGAGATGAACGACAAGCCGGCCGGAGCAGGTGCCAAGCCGACCCGCTTCTTCTTCCCGGCGAAAATCTTCTCCTACAAGAACCAGTTCGGCGACGCCAATCAGGTCGTGAAGGCCGTGATCAATATCGGCATCGACGGCGGGATCATCGAAGGCGCCCGCGGGGTCGCCTGACGGCACACCGCCGGCCGGGGCAGCGCTCCGGTGGCGGTTCAGCGGGCCGGTGGCGTGTCAGGGCGCCACCGGCCTTTTTCATCCGCCCTGACACTCTTCCCCCTGACCAAGAGGAAATTCGACCATGTCCAAGCTGAACTCCGGCACCGTCACCATCACCCTCGACGGCGAAAAGGTCGTGCTGAAGCCGACCCCGCGCGCCGCGATGGCGATCAGCAACCACTTCACCGGCCTTCAGGGTGCCGTGCCGCGCGTCGCCGGCCATGACATCGCCGCCGCCTCCTTCATCATCGCGGCCGGTGCCGGCATCAAGGGCGAGGCTGCCAAGGGCCTGAACGACAAGGTCTTCACCGCCGGCATCAGCGATCTGGCCGCCCCCCTGATCGAGTTCATCGTCATCCTGATGAACGGCGGCAAGCGCCCGGACGACATGCCGTCCACCGAGGACAACGAGGACGATGAGGGAAACGGCGAGGCCTGACCCTCGACGCGTATCTGGAACAACTCTTCAAGTACGCGACGGGATGGCTCGGATGGGTGCCGGATGTCTTCTGGGACACTCCCATTCCCCAGATCGAGCTGGCCCTGGATGGTCGCGTCGACTTCCTGAAGAAGACCAACCCTTGGGGCGCGGCGAAGGAGGAAACCCCTGCCGCCGCCTCCGAGGAAGAAGCCGCCGACCGGCTGATCGCCATCCTCCGGAGCAGTCCACGCTACCGGAAGCCGACAGCCTGAGTCCGACCCGCAGGGCGCCCGGTCATGCCGTGGCGCCCTTCCTCCATCCGGAATCCATCCATGGCTGAACTCGAAGGCCTTTCCGTCTCTCTGACCGCCGATACCGGCGGGCTGGACCGCGGCATGCGGTCGGCGGAGCAGTCGGTTGCCCGCGCCGAACGGGCGCTGACGGCTTCCGCCGGCCGGATGGATCAGGCGATGGCGCAGGTCAACCGCTCCGCGTCCCTGGTGACGCAGCGGCTCACCCAGTTCGCCGCCGTGATCGGGGTTGGCGGCCTCGCTGCCATGGCGGCCAAGACCCTCACCTATGCCGAAGCCTGGACCCAGGTCGGCAACCGCCTGCGGCTGGTGTCGCAGGATGCCGGCCAGATGAAGGCGACGCAGGAACAGCTCTTTCAGGCCGCCCAGAAGGCGGGCGTGTCGATGGCATCAGTGGTGGACGTCTACAGCCGCGCCTCCCAGGCGGCGGGCGAGCTGGGCGCGTCCCAGGAACAACTGACCCGCTTCTCCGGTGGCGTCGCCCAGGCGCTTGCCGTTTCCGCCACCAGTGCCGACGCAGCATCCGGGGCGACGCAGCAGCTCGGGCAGTTGCTCGGCTCCACCCGCGTCCAGGCGGAGGAATTCAACTCCATCCTTGATGGTGCCCCGCGGGTGGCGAAGGCGGTCGCCGATGGGCTGACCGAAGCGGGTGGCTCCGTCTCGCGGCTGAAACAGCTCATCAACGACGGCAAGGTCACCAACAAGCAGTTCTTCGACGCCTTCCTTGCGCAGATTCCGAAAATCCAGGCGGAGTTCGACAAGACGGTGCCGACCATTGCCCGGTCGCTCGCCACCCTCGACAACGCCATGGGCAAGCTGATCGGCGAGGCGAACGAAGCAGGCGGTGCCACCACGACCTTGGCCCGCGGCATCCAGGCGCTGGGCGAGAACCTGAACGCCGTCGCCACCGGGGTGACGGCGGTCGGCACGGCCATGGCAAGCGTCTATGTGGCGCGCGGGCTGGTGCCGGCAATCGCCGCCGGGCTGGAGTTCGCCAAGGCGCAGATTGCGCTTCGCGGCGAGCTGGTGCGGAACACCGGCCATATCTTTCAGAAGGAGGCGGCGCTTCGGGCCGGGGCTGCTGCTGCCGCCCAGGCCGCCGCCGCCGATCTGGCCGCCGCCGAAGCGGCTGCGGTCAAGGCCCGATCCGATCTGGCCGCCCGTGCCGCTCAGTATGAAGCGGCGGTGGCGCTGGATGCCGCCATCGGCAAGACCGCCCGCCTCGTCCAGGCGGAAGAGGCTTTGGCAGCGGCCCGCCTCGCCCGCGCCGCTGCCGACGAACGCGTCGCGCAGACCTCCATCGCCGTCAACATGGCGTCGCAGGCGCAGGCTTCCGCCATCGCCCGCACCACCGCTGCCGCGACCCTGCTGTCGCGGGCGGGGGCCGGGCTGTCCTCACTGCTGGGGCTGGTGGGTGGCCCATGGGGTGCGGCCTTCCTGGCGGCGGGGGCAGCGGTCGCGTATCTGGCGACCCGGACGTCGGAAGCCGACAAGGCGCAGGAACTCTACAATCGCACGCTGACCGAAGGTCGCCGCCGCATCGACGAATTGACCGGCGCGTCGCGCGAGCGGGCCAACCAGTTGAGGGAAGAGCAGCGGAACGAACTGAGTGCGGCGCAGGCGGCGGCCGATGCTGCTGCGCAAAAGGTCGCTGCCCTTCAGGCGCTGATTGCCGAACAGCGCGCCTCTGCCGATCCGTCCGAAGCCGGCGGAACCGCTGGCATGTTCTCCAACCTCTTCGGCAACGGCGATGCAGGGTTGAAGAGGTTGGAAGCGCAACTCGCCGCCGCGCGCAAGCAAGTGGAAGCCACTGCCGCCGTGCTCGACGGCATGATGTCGGTGTCGCAGAAGACCGGCGACGCGGTTGGGCTGGAGCTGGCGAGCAAGCTGTCCCGCGGCACCGCCGCCTTCAACGCGCTGAATACCGCAACGGGGGATGCGCTGAAGCAGGCCGGGCTGACCGTCCAGTCGGGCCGGCTGATGACCAACGAGCAGGCCGAAACCGAAAAGGCGGTCACCGCACTGGGGCAGGCGCTGAAGGCCGGGTCGGGACTCCTCCGCACCTATGGCACCGATGCCCAGCAGATCGCCGGCATCATGGCCGCGCTGAAGCTGAAGATCGATCCCGTCGCATCGGCCATCGCCGACATGAACCGCGAACTGGCCCAGGCCGGGGCGGCGGAGGGTGCCGCCCGCACGGCGCTGACCGTGCTTCAGGGCATCAATCAGCAGCGGGAGAAGGAAGGCAAGGCCCCGCTGACCACGGTCAGTCCGGAGTATCTGCAACTGCTGGGCAAGGCGCAGGAGGTGGAAACCAAGCGGGTGGAAGCCGCCACCGCCGCCCGCGCCAAGGTGCTTGACCTCGACAAGCAGATCGCACGGGCGCAGGCCGCCGGCAACGCTGCCCAGGTTGCCGATCTGAACCGCCAGAAGGCGGTGGAGCAGATGGTGGCCCGCGGTACAGACCGGAAGGTTGCCGAAGCCAATGCCGCCCAGGATTACGCCGTCGCCATCGCCGAAGCCGGTGCAGCCGCCGGTCAGGCCGGCAAGGATATCTTGCTGGCCGCCGATGCCCAGATGGTCATGGCGCAGGCCGCCGGGCTGGGCGAGGCTGCAACGCGACAGGCGGCCTATGCCACCAAGCTGGCCCAGGAAGCCGCCAAGGGGAACGGCAACGTCATGGCGGTTGCCGCCGCCAACCGCCGGGAAGAGGCCGCGGCCATCGTTCAGATCCGGAATGAGACGGTCCGGACGCTGGAGTTGGAGACGGCGAACACCAACGCGCTGACGCTTGCCATGGCGTCCGGCGGTGCGGCGGTGCGGGTGGCGCAGGAAGAGGAATACAAGCTCGCCCTGATCCGCAAGCTCGGCGCCGACGCCACTGTCGCCGGCACCGAAGCCCAAAAGGCGCTGAACGATGCGATGGACGCCTACCGGAAGAACCGGGCGGCCAACGACAACAACCGGCTTCAGCAGGAACGCCAGAGCGCCAACGACAACCTTGCCCTTGCCCAGCGTGAGTTGGAGTTGATGGGGCAGGCGGAGCCGGTGCGTGAGCGGGCCATGACCGCCCTGCGCAACCAGCAGGAAGCCGCCCGCAAGGTGGCGGAACTGGGCGAGGATGGGGCGCGGCAGTGGCTGGCGTGGCAGGAACAGATCGCCGACAAGCGGGCGATGATCGACTATCTGAAGGCGGTCCAAGCCACAGCCAAGGAAATCAGCGGCGACATCTCGGAGGCGCTGTACGACCGGCTGATGGACCCAGGCAAGGCCACCAGCGTGGTGGACGTCTTCAAGTCCATCTTCAAGCGCATCGCCATCGCCGCCCTGGAAGCCAACATCGTCCTGCCCATCGTCACCCAGGTCGTGGGCGCGATGCCGTCGCTGTTCGGCATCACCGCGCCGTCTGGGGCTACGGGCGCGGCGGGCACTGCCACCAACAGCCTGACCGGCAGCCTGACCAACACCGCCGTGTCGAAGGCCGGCGGCTGGGCTATGGACAAGCTGGGGCTGACTGGCGGCATTACCAACGCCATCGACAAGTTCGGCTACTCGACCCTGGGAATCGGCACGATGGCCGGCACCCAGGGAACCATGATGACCACCACAGCCGGCGGGCTGGCTGCCGACATCGGCGTCATGCCGACGCTGGGCGGTGTCAGCAACGCGGCGGCGACCGGAAGCACCACGGTCGGCGGCATCACGGGCGGCCTCTCGGCCTACCTGAGTGCCGCCGGGGCCGGTGCCCTGGGCGGCGGTCTGGTCGGCGGCTGGCTCGGCACCAAGACCAACAGCAAGGTCGTGGGCGGGGCTGCTGGCGCTCTGGCCGGTGCCGGGGCGGGCTACCTCTCGACCGTCATCGGCCTGTCGTCGCTGGGCGGGCCGGTGGGAGCGGCCATCGGTGCCGTGGTCGGTCTGATCATGGGCATGATCGGCACCCAGAAGGCATCCGTCGGTCCCACCGCATCGGCGGACATCACCATCAATGCCGGCGGCAAGAGCGCCACGGCGGGCAACTTCCAGGTCGACAACGACGGCAAGATCGAAGATGCCCAGAAGCTGGGCACCGCCTTCAGCACGATCTTCACCGCGGCAGCGGCCGGCGGCGGCACGCTGAAGCAGGATTTCGGCATCGGCCAGACCGCGGCCAAGGGCCTCTACGTCGGCGGCAGCGTACCCTACAAGGAGTTCGGCACAGGGGACGACGCGCTGGGCAACCTGCTGCGCTACACCCTGCTTGAAGCCGGCGGCCTGACCAACGCCGGGGCTGCCGTCACCAAGGCCATTCGGAACACCAAGGCGACCAGCTACGAGGATGCCGCCAAGGACATCGCGCTGGGTGCCGGCATCGATGCCGGCACCACCGCCCTGGCCGCCCTCGACAAGTCGCTCGCCAGCTTCACCAAGGCGGCCAAGGAAGCGACCGCCGAATCGCTGAAGCCGATGCTGGACGAACTGGAGCGGGCGAAGGGGCTGGACCTGGGCAGCGAGTATGTGAGGCTCGCCACCGATCAGTTGAACGCTTACCTCGACCAGCTCCGCAACCCGCCGGACTATACCCAGGCCGAACAGGACATGGCCGCCCTGACCGGCCAGTTCCAGGCGCTGCGGGAGGCCTATCAGCAGCTCAACCCAGCCCTGGCTGCCACTGTCGATCAGATCGAGGCGGAGACCCGCGCCCGCATCAAGGCGAGTGTGCAGGACGATGCCAACCGCCAGCTCAATACGGCGCTGGGCCGGGACTACCTCAACTCCATCAACGATCTGATGAAGACGCGGGACATCAACGCCCGCAACCTGACCGCGGTCGGTCTCAGCACCCAACGCGCCACCGAGATTTTCGACGCCTCGCTGAAATCCTTGCTGACCGGCTTGGACGCCTCGCAGCTCGACATCGTCGCGGCCAGCTTCTCCGACGATATCCACGACCTGGCTGTTTCGCTGCGGGATGCGGCTTCGGCGACAACGGAGGCTGCGCAGGCGCTCGCCAGCTATCAGGCAGACATCAACAGCCGGATGTACGCTACGCTCGGTCGTGACCGCGACTCCGCTCTGCTGGCGCTGCAACAGCAACAGGCCAAGGAACTGGCCGATGCCAAGGCGGCAGGCTACAGCACCGACCTGCTGCGGCAGGTGCAGGCGGCCGAATATGCCGCGCAGGCATTCAGCCTCGCGCAGGCCGATGTGCTGGCCGCCTACGATGCCCAGATCACCGCGCAACAGGCGCTGGTCGAAAGCCTGGAAGCGGGCGCGCAGGCGGCACAACAGTTCCGGCAGGCCTATGATGCACTTGCCGTCAACGACAACAGCCCGCTGAACGCCCGCGACCGGTTGGCTGAAGCCCGCCGGCAGTTTGAGGCTGCCTATCAGACGGCCAAAAGCCCCGCCGCCAGCGAGGCGGAGAAGACGGCGGCGCTCGCCACCCTTCAGCAGCTCGGCCCGGCGCTGGTGCAGCTCGCCAAGGGCTTCTTCGGCTCGACCGACACCAGCGACTATGACCGGGTGCGGCAGGTCTTTGCCGAGTTCGGCGGTCTCCAGGCGCAGGGTGTGGACACCGCCCAGCAGCAACTCGACACCGCAAATGCTGCGCTGAAGGAGCTTCAGCGCCAGCGGGCGGAAGCCGCCAGCCTGGGGCAGAAGCAATATGGGGCGCTGGTCGACCTCAACAGCATCATGAGCCAGAGCTATGCCGTGTGGCAGGCGGCGCTGACCCCGCTGCAACAGCTGACCGGCACCAAGTCGAGCGCAACCCTGTCGGAAATGCTCGCGGGCCTGTCGACCGGAACCCTGCCGGGGATCATGACCTGGGCGCGGGCGCAGGGACCGGACACCGCCTATCAGGTTCTGCGTGCCGCCGACGAACGGCTGGACTGGGGCAACAACCCCTTCCGCTACACCGCTTCGGCTGACGTGGCGGCACTGGGCGACAAGGTTCCCACGGAGGACTGGCTGTCGATCCTGCGGTCGGTCGGCTACACCGGCGAGGCTAACCCATGGACGGTCAATAGCTGGCTGGCTGCCTATGGCAAGGCGGACGCCTACGAAGCCGCCATGCGGAGTTGGGCGCGCGAGCGGGGCATTCCCGGCTATGCGGTGGGCACCCCGTCCGCCTTGCCGGGGTTGGCTTGGGTGGGCGAGCGCGGACCAGAGCTGGTGCGGATGGCCGGGGGCGAGCGGGTCTATCCGCACGAAACCTCGCTGGCGATGGCGCGGCGCTTCCAGGCGGCAAATGACCGCTGGGGCGCCAACGTCACCGCCCTCCGCGCGCCCAGCATCCCCCCCATCGTCATCAACACCGCAGGGCTGGAGCAGCGGCTCGACCGTGCGGTCGCCGTGCTGGAGCGCATCCTTGGCGCTATCGAAGACGGAGACGATGAGACGGTGTCGGCCATCTCCAACCTTGCCAAGCGCCTCGTCCGCACCGCTGCGCCGGTCGGTCAGCGGCGTGCCGTGAACGGGTGATCCAATGCCCTACCTGATGCGTGCAGAGCCGTACGACGCCAGCATAGGCGCTGTGCGGCCTCTCTTCTTCTCCGACCTTGGCTTCACCTCCGAGCCGGCGGACAGTCCGTCCAACACCTATTTCGTCCGCCGTATCGAAACCCCTCTGGCGGTTCGCCGCTCGCTCTTCAGCGGCTCTGCCATCGGCGGCTATTCGGAAACCAGCTTCGGCTCCGCCACCCTCGCCAATGACGACGGCAAGCTGGATTGGCTGTCCGATCTGGACTGGGATGGCCGGCTGGTGGAGATCCTGTACAGCCCGCAGGAGCGGCCTGCCCTGGCTGACTTCACCGTCCTGTTCTCCGGTGCGGCCGAACAGTTGGTGCCGGGCGATGAAATCGAAATCCAGCTGCGTGACCTGCTGGTGCTGCTGGACGTGCCGGCCTCGCGCGGGCAGTTCGGCGGAACCGGCGGGGTCGATGGCACCGCAGAGCTGAGGGGGCGGGACAAGCCCTGGCTGATCGGCCGGCGGCGGCAGATAGAGCCAGTGCTGATCAATGCGGCGAACAACGTCTACATGGTCGATCCGGCCGGCTTCAGCTCCCTGTTGGCGGCCCGCGACATGGGCGTCACCTATCCGGCTGCGGTGGGGGATTTCGCCTCCTATACCGCCCTGGTGGCGGCCTCGCTGACCGGCACCAACGTCGCGACATCCAAGACGGCCGGACTGATCCGTCTGGGGCAGAAACCGAATGGGCGCTTCACCATCGACGCGGAGGGGGTGAAGGTCTCCGGTGCCTGGGTTTATCGCTTCGCCGATCTGGTGCGCCATGTCGTCACCAGCATGACGACGGTCACCGGGGCAAGCCTGCTGGACGTGTCCTTCGCCGCCTTCAATGGGCTTCAGCCGGCGGTGCTGGGCTACTGGTGTGACGGGTCCAGCGTGCCCAAGGTGCGCGACGTAATCGACCAGCTCGCCGACTCGGTCGGGGCCTACTGGGGCTTCGGTGAAGACCGCCTGCTGTCGCTGGGCCGTTACGATGGTCCGGCCGCAACGGCGGACTTTGAGTTCACAGAACGCACCATCATCGACCTGACGCCGCGCCCGGTGGATCGACGGATGAAGGCGCTGAAGCTGGGCTACCGCCCCTTCGGTGTGATCTTCACCGCTGACGAGTTGGACAGGGTCAACGTTAGCGCTGCCGATCTGGAGGCCTTCCAGAACGAATACCGCTGGACCGCGGTGGCGACCAACGCTGCCGCCGCTGGCGCCTCGCTGCTGGCAACGGAAGAGGAGGGCAAGACCCTCTTCGATACCGAAGTGGCGGCCACGGCAGAGCGTGACCGCCGGCTTTCCCTCTTCAGCGCTAAGCGCAAGGCCTTCGACGTGGTCGTGCCGCTGACCCCCGGCCTTACGGTGGGGCACACGGTGAAGCTGACCGACTCGCGTTTCGGCCTCTCCGGTGGCTGGCGTGGGCTGGTGCTGGAAATCGAGCGCGACGCCAACGACGAAACCCTCAAGATGACGGTGCAGGGATGAAGCCGCTTCATGTCCTCTGGAAGAAGCCTAGCGATGGCGGGGCCTTCGACGGTGGCGCTTGGGTTGATGGTGGGGGGCTGGCGCTGTCCAACCTCGCGACCCAGGACGTGATGGAACTGGCCCGCTCCATTGGTACAGCCGAAGCGGCGACATGGTGGCGGCTTGACCTCGGACGGTTGGTACCGCTGTCGATGTTCGCTGTGCTCAACCACAACGGCACCCAGACCGCGCGTCGCCGGCATGTTGTCTCCAACCACGCGGACGGCAGCTCGCCGGTCTATGACACCGGCTTCGAGCTGATGTGGACGCCGACCGAAGTGTGGGGCCAGCAGCCCTTCGGCGCATTTCCATTCTCCGGCATCGACATAGGGGCTTATCCCGGCGGCACGGTCGATCTGCATGTCGCCCCGTCGACCGTCTATGGCCGCTATCTCTTCACCTATGTGTCCGACGCGACAAACCCGGCCGGTTACTTCCAGGCCGGACGTTTCATGGCCGGCGAGGCCTCCCAGCACAAGATGGCGTTTGGGGTGAAGGTGCGGTCGGTGGACCCCAGCGAGTGCCGCCGCACGCGTGGCGGGCTGCGGCTGGTGCGCAGGCGGCCCGGCTACCGGGAAGTATCTATCACCTTCGAGCACATGACCGAAGCGGAAGCCTATGCCACCGGCTTCGAAATCGATCGTCAGTTGGGCAAGTCCGGGGACTTCCTTCTGGTCTACGACCCTGACGATGCGCCGTCCGTGCGTTTTCGGCGCACCGTCTACGCCGCCCTGACGGAGACGGTTGGCATCACCACTACCACCGCCACCATGCCCCGCCGCTACGGCTGGGGCATCAACGCTGAGGAGCTGATCTGAGATGGCGACCTTCAACGGTGTGCCCTACACCTTTGCCAGCTTCGCCCCCTATGCCTACGCGACGATCTGGGATCAGTTCTGGGACAACGTCCTGGTAGAACTGACGAACCGGGCAGCAGCGTTGGGTGCGGCGGTGCCAGCCATTACCAATGTCTGGAATGCCGATACGGCGGATGCCAATCCTGGCAGCGGCGCGGTGCGCGTGAACGCCGCCACCGTAGCGACTGCGACACAGGTCTATGTGTCCACTGCCGATGCTGCTGGTGCCGATGTGTCCGCCGTCATTGGTCTGTTCGACGACAGCACTTCGACGGCCAAGGGGCTGCTGCGGATCGGGCATCGGACAGATGCCACCAAGTGGGCACTCTTCACCGTCACCGGAGCTGTGACGGTCGCCGCAGGCTACTGCAAGGTGCCCGTGAGCTATATGGCGGGGCCGGGCGGGTTTTCCGCTGCTGATCCGGTGGCAGTGGGCTTTTTTCGGACCGGTGACACCACGCGGTGGTTGTCCGGTGCCGGGGCGCCAGCTGCCGGCCTGGGCAACGATGGTGATCAGTACCTCAACACGACCAATGGCGACGTTTACGCCAAGGTGGCTGGCGCCTGGGGCGCCCCCGTGGGCAATATCCGCGGTCCGGCTGGGCTGAATGGCACAAATGGAGCCAACGGCGCGGATGGGCTGATGGCGGCTGCGACGAATGCCGAGACCGCAACAGGGACGGCAACCGACAAAGCAGTGACGCCGGCCGGCGCGGTGGCGACCTTCCTCAAGCTGGCCGGCGGCACCTTGACGGGATGGTTGCAAACCTATGCTGGCGTTGACAAGGACACGCTGGGTCTGCGGATTGGCGAGGCAACGAGCGGCTTCTATCGGTCGGCGGCGGGTGTGCTGGGCTTCGTCGTCGGTGGCGTCGAGGTGTTCCGCACCGCGGCCAGTGGTGTGCTGACCTTCATGAAGCCGCCGCGTACCAGCTTGGTATCTCTGGCGGCGGTCGGAAATACCTTCACCTCCGATTGCGATGCGGGCATCGATTTCGACTGCGGCGTTATCTCTGCCAATTCGATCATCGCCAATCCGCTCAATCCACCGGCTGCGGGTAGCAATACCGTCCACTCACTAACCATCAAATGGACGCAGGATGGCATTGGTGGCCGCACGATGAGCTTTGGCGCCAACTGCATCAACATCGGCGGAACCTCCGCAAACACAGCAGCGGGTAAGACCAATTTCGCGACGGGCAAGGTCTACCCGGACGGAAAGTTTTACTATTCCATTGTAAAGCAGGCCTCCTAGCCATGCTGATCCGTCCGAACACCAGAAAGCTGATCCTGCCCGGCATGCCGGAGTGGCAGGACGACAGGCAAACGCTTTGCAACCTGTTCGATGAATTGCTGATGGGTGCTGGGAAGTCTTCCGGTATTTGGACCGTCAAGCTTTGGGGGGCGGCGGGCGGCAATGTTCTCGCCACTGGCGGTAAGGGTGGTTTTGTATCCGGCACGGTGTCGCTCAAATCCGGCGACGTGCTCGACATCTACGTCGGCAATGGCGGCGCGGCAGAGACCCAAGGTTACGTCCCGTCGGCTGGTGGAGCCACGCCGGACCCCAACGGCGGCAGCGGCGGCATCGGCGGGTACGCCTTCCCGCCTCTGACTGCTGGCGCCGGCGGTGGGGCGAGAACGTCGCTCTACCTGAACAGTGTGCTTCTTGCCGTGGCCGGCGGTGGCGGTGGTGCGGGAAACCGCAACGTCGGCCCTAACGGCTTCGATGCCGGCGGGTTGACGGGCGTGGGGTGGTTGGGCGGCACGCAAACCGGCCCTGGCCCTGGCGGGGGAACTTCTGAGGCGCCCGGCCAGCCAGGGCAAGGGCCGAACGGCGGTGCGAGCCCGCCATGGGGCGATAGCGTCGGCGGCGGCGGTGGCGGCGGCTATTGGGGTGGCGGTGGCGGCGGCTCGGCTGGTGGCGGGCAAAGCGGCGGCGGTGGCGGGTCGAGCTATTCCGGGCTGTTGGGCAACGCCGTCAACATAACCGGGCCAAACAGCACAGACCCGCATTTCGGCAACAATGCAGCCACGCCGGCGGCTACCAGTTACACGCGCGGTGGCCCTGGCCGTTGTGTGCTCATTTCGCCAACCGGGCAAGTTTATGTCTTCGACTACACCGGGTCTGGTGTGCGGTTTACCGTGCCATAATGGGGGACAAGATGGGAATGCTTCCTGCGGCCATTGTCGCTGACAATCGTATCATTGCGACTTACTACACGGCTGAACCGATCACTTATGGTGATGGAGACGACGCAATCAACCATCCGCGCGAAGTGTGGGTTCATTGGACAAGAGAGGACTGGGCGGCTATGTGCCCATCGTGGCGCGTGCTGCCGCTGATCGACACGCCGCCATCTGGGATCGGCAAGCGGGTGGAGCGTCTGCCGCAAGACGAATGGGTCGTCGGGGCTGGTGCCGTCGCGGTGGCGTATCGGCTTTTGCCTCTGACCGCCCATGAAGAGACTGCGCAGGCAGCGGAGGCCCGCACCAAGCGGGTGGCTGAAATTAACGCAGAGCGAGACCGCCGGTTGGCCGAAGGCGCTCCGTACCAGACCAAGCGGATTGACGTGTCGGACCGTGGCCGCGCTGACCTTGGCGGCATGGCAATTGCGGCGGTGCTGGCGCAAAGCGGCACCGTGCCGTGGACTGAAGGCTATTCCACCGGTTGGATCACGATGGACAACACGCGCCTCCCCCTGCCGACACCGGCCGCTGGGCTGGCTCTGTCGGCCGCTGTTGGGGACTGGTACGGGCGCATGATGCAGTTCGCTCGCGACTTGAAGGACGAGGTGCTGACCAGCCCAGACCCTGACGCTGTCTCCATCGCCAATGGCTGGCCGGAATGATCGGGCGCTATGCGCTGAACGTCGCTGTTGCCGTCGATCAGCTGGCCAATGCGGTCCTGGGCGGCGACTGCGACGAAACCCTGTCGTCGCGGCTGGGCAAGGCGCAGCGCGGTGACTTCGGGCCGGGCTGGCGCTGGATCACCGCCCCGATCCGCTGGGCAGTGGATGCAGTGTTCCGCGTCGCTTTCGGCCAGTCGGGGCACTGTGCGTCCAGCATCGAAGAGGACGAGGGCATGCGCGATCTGCTGCGCTGACCCCGTCCGCGACAACACTCCAAACCTAAGATCACACAGGCGCCCATAGGGCGCTTTTTTCATGCGCGGAGGGCATTGTGACCATTCTTCGGGCTATTACTTACGCCGGCTCTGTGCTGGTGACCTGTGGTGCCGCTATGGCGACCACTGACCCGCCCCCCCTCGACCAGTTAGCTGGGAAGCTCAACCGCTTTCTTGACCTGCTGGAGCGCGGCGGCACTGCCGTGGTGGCGCTGGAGCTGGTGCTAGGCGTTGCCTTCCTCGCCGCCCTGGCCGCTGTCGTGCTCGTCCTCGTCACCGTGGTCCAGGCGCTGCCGCGGGCCGCCCGGCCACTGGCCGATGCCTACGCCACCATGCGAGGCGGTGCGACTCGGCGCGAAGAACGACTGCGCGCGGAGAATGTCGCGCTCGCCCGCGAGTTGGACGCGATCCGGGCGCAGCTCGTGGGGCTGGAGCATCGCGACGAAGAGAAGTCCCGCATCATCGTCGCCTTGGTCGATCAGCTCGCCGCGCTGGGGGTGGACGTGGCCGCCCTCCGTGCGATGGCCCCCCGCGCCCTGGCGGATGTCGAGGTGGATCATGCCTCCGCCGCATGACGCCGTGCAGCAGCTCGCGGCGCGCGTGCTGATGGACTGCAGCGGGGATGAAGCCCTCGCCCGTCTCACGCTCGCCCGCCTGCTTCTCGCCGCCAACAGCGGCATGTCCGCCGGTTTCCTCCGGCTTGGCCCTCCACTCCGTCAGTGAAGGAATTCGACCAATGACCCAGTCTCCCCCGCTCCCCGCCATGACGGCGCGGGAGGTGATCGCCCGCACCCTGTGGGGTGAAGCACGCGGCGAAGGCCGCAATGGCATGGCCGCCGTTGCCTGCGTCATCCAGAACCGGGTGCGCAATCCGCGCTGGTGGGGCAGCTCCCCCATCACCGTGTGCCTGAAGCCCTATCAGTTTTCCTGCTGGCTGGCGGACGATCCCAACCGGGCCAAGCTGTTGGCGGTGACCGACCGCGATGCCAGCTATCGCGCGGCACTGGAGATTGCCGATTCGCTGCTGTCCGGCCGGCTGGCAGAGGTCACCAACGGTGCTGACCACTACCACACCGCCGGAGTGTCGCCGGCATGGTCGGGCGGCAAGAAACCGGTCGCCGTGATCGGCAATCACCGCTTCTTCCGGCTGGAGCTGAAGTAGCTCGCCTGATCCTGCCCGCACCCCTGATCCACCGTTCTGCCGCCTGCATTCCGCCGTGCGGCATTTTTGATGCCCAAAGGAGGGGCACAACCATGAAGACCATCAACATGCAGCGCCTGAAGGAACCCAGCACCTATGCCGGTCTCGCCAGCATCCTGGGCGGAGTCGGGATGATCGCTTCGTCCCCGTGGGTGACGGCGGCGGCCAGCGTTGCCGATGCCGCCGCCCAGGGCGCGGCTTCCGGTCAGGGATGGCTGGGCATTGGTCTGGCGGTGCTGGGTGCTGCTGCCTCGCTGGCTAAAGACCCGGCAAGTCCACGCTGACGAACAAGGTAGGGGTGACGTTTGGTCGCCCAAACTGCCTGCGCCCGGCTAGACCCGGTACGCGCCAGCATAGTGGTAGCTGGAAGCGGCTTCGGCGACCTTGGGGATGCCAGCCTCGGCCGCCGGGCCGCACAGCTCCGCCATTATGGCGGGCTGGGCGTTGGCCGACTTTATCAAGAACCAAAAATGGACGCGCGAAAGCGTAACTCCTCACCCAGCTGGCGCCAGCTTAGCCATTAAGCGACGAGGAAGGTGCCGTCGATGAGGTTGCGGATGGCGGTCCAGGCGAACTGGCCTTGGCGGCGCGCGGTTCCGGTGACGGAGCGATAGCCGGCGTGGATGCCCGGCCCCCAGTCGGACCGGAAGCCGTTGGTGACCTTGCGGAAGATCACGGACGGGCGGATTTCCTGCTCACTGCAGTTGTTGGTGGGCGGCACGCGGCGGTCGCTGAGGAAGACGAAGAACTTGCCACGCCACGCCTTGACCTGGCGCTGCAACTCGCGCCCGGCCGGATGGGCGGCGGGCACACCGAGCAGCGCATCGAGGCGGCGCTCGGCTTTGGCGGCGTAAGCAGCGAG